GCAGCATAACGCTGACGTTCCCGCCATTGTACTGCCGCCCAACGGCATTGCGCCGTCCGAATCCAAATACTGCCATGTTTCTGTTGTTTCCTCCTATCCGATTTCCCATGTGTAGGTGATGGGCTGATACAGGGACAGCGCCACGGCATCCGCCCGGTCAGGGCTGGGCAGGCCGCGCCGCTTCATAACGTCCTTGCTCTCCAGCTTCAGCTTCGGCGGTGTTCCGGCAAAAGCGTACTTTCGCGTGGAAAGCTGGGCGATCAGCTCTGTATCATTGGGCAGATGCAGCCGCCCGCTCTGTGCCATGTCACGAACCAGTGACCACATCCATGTGGATATGTCGGCATAGTTGGCAGCGGCATCCTCCTGAGGCACGGATGCGCCGAAGTTCACCGGGATAACCTCAAGCTGGTTCAGTCGTCTGGCTTCCTTTTCGTGGCGCAGAATATCGGTCACGCCGCCGCCTAGACCGGTATCATCAATGATGGCATAGACCATGCCGGGGTACTGCGGGTACTTCTCCAACAGGAAAAGATACTCAAAGATAAGGTCCTCTGCCGTTGCCCACAGATCCTGTCCGTTCCGAACTTTCAACTCCTGAACGTCAGCATCTATGTTTGGAGCAATGACGGTGCAGTCATCACCGAAACGGGCAACGTCACAGCCGATGGAGAGCCGCACCGGGCTGTCATGCGGAAGCGGCTCATTCATGGTGGCCTTTTCCGCAATGTAGCTGGGTATGAACACATCACTGTCTGCGACCGGCGGCAGGCCGTCCACACGGACACGCACCACGTTGGAATTTTTGCCGTACTTCTTCTCAAGAGCGGCTATGTTTTCCTTGCTGGTGCGGGGGCTGTCCCGGCTTGATACCGTCATGCAGTACCAGTCCATGCCGTCCCCTTGGAAGCTCTCAGCGAAGCCGCCGGTCGCCTTTGTGGGGTTCCCGCAGTAGAGAAGCCTGTTGTTGGCGCCGGTCAGGGTGCCGCCGATGGCATCAAGGATGGGGTCTGCAACGCCGGATGCTTCGTCAACCACGAAAAGCATATTGTCTTCGTGGAAGCCCTGCAGGGACTCAGGCTTTGTGGCGGTACGCGGGACGGCAAACCAGCGGCGGTCATAGCCGTTCATGTACACGCGGGTCTTCGTCCATGTGAACATCATTTGAAGCACTGGGCTTGCGTCCAGCCACTTTGCCATTTCTGCCCACAGGACGTTATCCAGCTGTTGCATCGTGGGGGCGGTGCAGACGATGCGCGGGTAGGAAAAACAGGCAATGAACCACCACATAAGATTGGCTTCCAATGCCGTTTTGCCCACGCCCTGCCCGGAACGGATGGCAACACGCCGATGCTGTGATACCGCCACAGCCGCCTCCCGCTGCCATGGATCCGGCTCAAAGTGAGTCACTTCCTTGAAAAAAAGGAGCGGGTCTTTGCGGTACCGCGGTATTCTTCTTTGGAAAAACTCACGGCGTGTCATCGTCCATCCCCTCTGCGGCCTGAATGGCTGCTACCCAGTCGTCAACCAGTTCGCTCTTTCCGCCGCCGCTCATATTGCGCAGTTCGGCCAGCTGTTTGATGCACTGGGCTTTCTGCCGCTGTACATCGGTCAGGAGCTTGTTCAAGCGCTCTATGATGAGGTAGGACGCTTCCAGAGTGGAATTTGTCAGGGTTTCATTACCCGGCAAACGCTCCCCGGCGGCTATTTTGGCATCAATGGCATCCACATAGGCCTGCAAATCGTTCTTTTCCTTTTCAGTGTCACCATCCAGCCGCTTGAAATTCCTGCTTCTCTTGGATGTGGTCTGCGTCTGAACATAGGCTCCCTCTTGAGAATAGTGGGAGATACGTTCCAGCAGATAGCCCTCGCGGGCGGTCAGCAATTTCAGCTCATTTATGAGCAGTTCTTCTGCATCCACATCTTCGTCACAGGCATCCAGCAGCTGACGGTGTTCCTCTGTCCAGCTTCGGAACATCAGTTCAGACCACCCACCATGCTTGACGGCATTGCGGTTTCCCTTTGGCGCACCTGCTCCAACGGCATTGACATTTCCCGGCGGCGCGCCCTGTTTTGGTCTTGTTTCAGGGTCAGGTGCGGCGGGTGCATCCTCTGGGTGCAGGGTGCGTTTTGCGGGTGCATCTGCACCCTGCGTCCAGTAGCGCTTGCGCCATGACTTTACTGTGTTGATAGACACATCCAACTTCTTGGAAATCTCGGTGCAGGACAGCCCTTTTTTATACAGGGTGTAGCCTTTATCCCGCTTGTCCATCTACATAGTCACCATCCTCCTTTGTTTGTTTCTGCTCAAACTGGCAGACGGAACACAGAGCGCACGCTACACGATGCCGTCAGCGGCGGTCTGCATTTCTTGTGAAGAAATAGAAAAAGGGAGTATCCAACAGCGCCAAACAGGCTTTCAGAAGATACTGCCCGATGATGATACCGATAAGCTGCATCCGGCCCTCGTGGGTATGCACCCAGCCCAGACCGAAGCCGAAGCTGATGACCGCATAGATCACCGTGTCCCAGATCTGGCTCGTGATGGTGCTGCCGTTATTCCAGAGCCAGCGGCCACCCTTGGTGCTACCATGCTTGGCAATGTAGCGGTCACGGATTGCATGGAATACGGCCACGTCCCACGACTGGGAAACGAGGTATGCGGACAGACTGCCGATGACGAAGATCCAGTTCTGCCCCAGCAGGGTTTGATAGGCATTGTCCATGACGGCATCCGTTGCAGGGAAAACGCCGGTGAGCATAATGCAGGCGGTGGCAAAAATCTGGCCGATAAAGCCATACTTCACCACGCGCTGGGCCGTGGCCTTGCCCCAGATCTCGCCGATGATGTCTGTGCAGAGGAATGTGACGGCATAGGTGATGGCGCCGCCGCTCAAGGCCAGCTCGATGGGGCCGATATGCAGGCCGGTGGTAATGGTTCGTGCGCCGGTCACATTGGCAATGACGATGCTGATTGCAAACAACGTAATCAGGATCACCAAATTCTCGTTTGTCTTTTTCATTTTTGCTCCTATTCTTGTGAGCCTGCGGCTCGTGTATATTTCTGTTTGCAGATGGTGGCGCACAGGCTGGCTCTCGCTCCATAGAGAAGCGTTTTATCTGTCAGCTCCAGCCCCCTGCCCTCTGTAATGGTCCTCACCGCGGATAGCCGCTGTTCTATGAGGTCTTTCCGGAACTGATTGATATGTGCCTTTTGGTTTCCATCATCAAACCAGCCGTATTTAACCCCGGATAGCCAGCTGGTGCTGTCTGCGGAGGTACAGAAGCTGTTCTGTGCGATCATCTTCACATCGGTGCATCCCAAAAGGTGGATGTCGATCTCGGGTTTGCGGTTTTTGATGTAGTGGGTCAGATAGCGGGTGTCCTCCCGGAACGTCTTCGGCTTGATGATGCGCAGCTCCGGGATGCTCAGGGCTATGTAGTCGCTGAAATCTATCATGCTGTCCAGCCCCCGCATCCCATCCTCAAAATGGAATACGTTGATTTGGGGGTTATCCAGCAGCTTCTTCATCCGCTCCCGGAAGTACCACGCTTCCCTCACGCCCAGCACTTTCTGGCAGTCCAGCTCGACACAGGTGCATCGGAGATTGTTCTGCTGCACGAATGCTATGAGCTTGTCCTGCCACTCGGTCAGGCTTTCCAACGTCTGCGTCTGCCCTTTCCCAGCACCAAACATCAGCGTGAACAGGCCGCTATCCTGTATCACATGGCGGTTGACTGTGTCCTGCACACGGATCACATGGTCCGCCGGGAGCCGGAAATCATCATCCGGGCGGCGCTTTAGAATGTACTTGTAACAGGAAAACAGCCGGTATTTGGTTTGTGCTGCCAGCAGGGCGGCGTAGAATATCTCTCCGCCGTCGCTCCCGGCAAAATGCACTTTGATGTTGTTATCGAACAACTCGCGCACCCCCAAACCCATCTTCAAGGACGGTGCAGGATGTGGAGTTTTCAAACTGGTTCAGGATTTCAGCGGCGATGTCCTCACAGGAGCGCCGCCCAAAATGACAAGCGCCATCCTCATCCCCATACTTGGAGAGAAGATAGCGCTTGATTGCATTCTGTTGGCTGATTATTTCTATTTCACGGTTTGCATTGTGAACTGGAAACTCTGCCGTAATAAAAAAGATATGACGGTGTGAGTTTTTGAGATATGCGAGTTCCCCATCAGCCTCCGGCCAGCAGTGAAAGCCCTCCATCTGAAGTGCGCATATCACATACTGTGTCATGCCGCATCCTCCAGACGGTACGCAAAGCCCATGTCCTTGAGAACGTCCACGAGGGTGGTTGCGTCCTGTTCAGACAGGTTAGGCACAATGACGGTCTTTTTTCCACCGGGCTGGGCTGTCTGCACCTCATCGGATGCGGGTGCAACGCTGGGCTGCACCCCTGCATCCTGCGCCGGGACTTCCGGTGCAGGGGCGGCGGCGGGTTCCTCGGACTTGGGCTTTGCCTGAACCCCAGAATCAAAGAAATTATTGATATAGGGTTCAGAGCCGGGAAGCTCGTACTCGTGGCCGCTCTCTGCGAAAGATGCAACCAGTGCGTCAACCTCATGCTGGTCGAAACCTGTCACCTCAACATCAAAGCCGGCAGAAAGATCCTGCAGGACGGCAGACAGCTTTTCATTGTCCCACTGGCCGCTGATTTTGTTCAGCGCCAAATTCAGGGCCTTTTCGTCCTCAAGGGACAGCTGCACCACACTGACATCCACTTCTACCGCGCCGGTCGCCGCCAGCACTTTCAAGCGCTGGTGACCACCAATCACGTTGCCAGTCTTCTCATTCCAGATGATAGGCTCAACACAGCCGTACTTTTCGATTGACCGGGCAATCTTCTGATATTCCGGGTCGCCGGGCTGCAAATCCTTTCTCGGATTGTAGGGTGCTGCATTGAGCAGGCTGATAGGTACTTTTCTGATTTCCATGAATTGCTCCTTATAATGACCTGCTTTCAGACAGCCCCAGCGGCGAACCGGGGATGACTGGAAGCACGATTTCCCGCGCAAAGGAGCAACGCGGGGCGAAAAATCCTCCTTCCCATAAAAATGGCGGCGCACATCAGATGATCTGCACCGCCCGGCTTTGTTTAGGATTTTGTAGCATAATAATACCATGCCTTGCGCCTTGCGTCATCAGAAAGCATTGGAAAGCATTCGTACCGATTGGAAGTCATTGGAACCCATCAGAAGCCATTGGAAGTCATCTGACAAACTACGCTTTCCACCCGTGGCATGCAAGCAAAAGAAAAAGCCGCTGAATCAGCATTTTCACACTGAAGCAGCGGCCTTTTGAATTTGGTTCAGGCTATCTTTTTGAGGTAATTATATGCCATCTTGCACACTCCGGCTTCGGTATAGTACCGTCCGAGTGTTCCTGCGATCTCTGCCCATGAGCGACACCGCACGAAACGGAGCCTGAAAATCAGGCGCATCCGCGGGTCTGAAATCGACACGCAGAATTCTTCTATTGCTGGAAGCACCCTCTCGGCTTCGGCTTCAAGCTCTTTGATGCCGGCATCCAAATCTGCCAGGTCTGCGGCCAGATCACCAACCTTGTCACGAACACCGGGAGTATGGGGCATTCCTGACAGTGACGGGGATGCTGGCCCCATCTTCTGGCACATGTTCTCGTAGATTTCTTTGTCCTCATCAATCTGCTTGCGAAGCGTTAAGTATCTGGACAGCTCTTGCACCGTCATACCTGACCTCCAGTAATATGTGCGCGGCCTCCAATTTGTAGAGGTGCTACCCAATTATTTTAGCACATTTTACGGCAAAAATACAGGTCTTGCAGTCGGATTATTTACGGATGAACGGGCAATCCACGCCCAGCCAGATAGGCGGCTGTCCATTGCCGATCACCGAGAACCACAGCCGCCCGGTCAGCAGGAGCTTGATGCGCTCCCATAATGTAAGATGCCAGCAGGAGATCACCTGTCCCTCTCCCCGGAAAGCTGGAAGCGCTTCGCACTTGTCTTCCATGCCCTCCGGCGGGTTATAGGTGATGTTCTGCTCACGGAATGGAATAGGAGTCATGCGCTTTCCTTTCTGGCGCGAATCGTCACGCCCTTGGGGGTGATCGTCACGACCGCATTCAGCGCCCGCGCCGCATCCACCATCGTGTCCATCCGAGGATTTCCGTAGAGTTCCCTGTAGCCCATCAGGTTCCATGCAGTATGCGGGGACAGCCCTGACTTCCGGCTAAACTCGCTGAGGGTCATCCCCCGGAGCTTGCGAATCTCATTCAGTGTCATCATCGGCCCTCCTAAGCGCCACGCTTTCTTCTTTCAGCCAGTCCTTAATGCAGTGGAAGCAATGTTCTCTGCTCCGGCAACGGCTCGTCTGCTTCCGCTGGACGAATTCACAGAGCAGCTGGGTGAAGTTTTCCCGGATGTCTGCATCCGACATCGAGCAGATAAAGTCACCGTTGGTCATTTCTGCGGTTCCTCCATCAGCTCCATCAGCCGTTCTTTGGCGCGGGTCAGCACATCGATTTGCCGCCGGGCTTTCTTCTGTGCTGCCGGCATGGCCGCTTTCAGCGCCGGGGAGATTGCATTGAACACAGCTCCCGCATACCCCGGCATATTGGCGGTGCGCTCTGCATCGGAGATCAGCTCCTGCAAATCAGTGAGGAGCTGGACATCTTTTTGAAAATTTGACATCAGGCATCCCCCTTTATACATTCTGAAAGCGGTTGAAGCACTGGACGTTGTTGCAGAAGCGCTCTGTCCCAATAATTTTCAGCGGCTTACCACAGTATGCGCAAAAGGTCGGACTCAGCTTCACGCTTATCGACCGTGGCGTTTCGGGTTCACTTTTCGTCCCACCATGCTGCATCAGGTTGATGCCGCACATGATGGAGCCGGGTTCAACTGCTTCCCAGCAGTACGCCCTCGCCTTGCATATAGAACAATCTCTCATATTGCCATCACCCCACTTAAATCAGGAATGCAGGGATGAGAAGAAACCAGAGGTATCTTCCATCCCTTGTCACATAAACAGAAATGGAGATTGCAACGCACACAGCAATCCACTTTATGACATCGGTAATCTGAATCCACTTCATTCCGAATCCCTCCTTTCCTCCACATAGCACCAGCTCTGCGGCGCTTCATACAGGGTGCAGCCATTGACTGCACAGGTGGGCGGCTCCATATAGTTGCCAGACGGTTGATAGTTCTCGCAGTCTGCATTGCCGCAAACACCAGTCCCGTTCATGCCACAGAAACCGTGGCGGGAAAAGTCCTCCAGCTTGAGCGGCTCCTCGTAGAGCTTCAGCTGAGAGATCTGCCAGCCGTATACCGGCTCACCCTGCGCATACTTTACGATTTCATCAAGGGTCAGGCAACTTTCATACAATGCAGGGAAGCGCTTGATGCTGATGCCCTTGCCGATCGGCCTGAACACATCAAATCCGATGCAGACGAACTCACCGAAAACAAGGCCGCTCCCACGACCGCCATCCATGGTCTCATAGATATAAACCTTGAACGGCACTTCCAGCTTCGGGCAGGTCTTGCGAACCTCAACCGTCTTACGCCCCAGCCGGATCAGGTCACACCACTTGGGCTTGATGCTGATAAGGACTGCTTTCATGTGCTTACCTCTTCTTCCAAATATTTTTTATCGTAAAACATTCCGTCCTCGGAAATGTCAAACTCCTCATGCTCCCAGTATGCGCCGCAAAAACTGCCGCATGATGCTGTCATCGAATTTATGGGACCGGCATCGGTGACGATGTACCGTTTGGACAGTTTCCCGTTCATCAGAACTTTGTAATCTCGTGATGTCTGATAATACTCGGAAACTATAATTTCCCCGCCGCACAAAGGGCATCGAGCACGGATTGCTTCTTTCACTTCCTGTCCACCTCCGCGCACGCCTTGCGGCACATCTCGCACTTTTTGTACGGCTCATCAAGCCAGCAGTTGAATAACAGGCACTTGGGTTTTCTGTATTCCGGCGGTGCCTTATTTCCGTGTGTCTGGGTACGAAGTGCGTGGTACTTGCACACTTCTTCTCCCCAAAAGTCCCCACCGAAACTGCATTTTCCATATTCCGGTGACACTTCATGCGAAACTGTGATGGTTTTTTCTTTCATTGCTTTTCTTCCTCCGGCGGCTCCAGCAGCGGCACCCACAAGTGTCATTGCTTCCGCCCTCATTCATGGTACATACGCTTGTTGCGGTCCCATTTCATCGTGACCGGGTTGCCGCACTTGCAGGGCACCGTGATTTCGGGGTCTTCCAGATTGGTGCGGCCACGGGCTTCAAAGTCACAGCAGGGGCAGGTGAATTCATACCGTGTCAGGTTGTCCAGCTGAACCTCTCCACCGCAGCGGCAGGTCACGCTGGCGCTGGGTTCCCGCAGGAACCGGCCAAACACATCCCCGCATTTCGGGCAGCGCAGACGCAGGACACCGTAGGCCGTGCCTTTGGGGATTTCTTTCCGCTGGATACGCTTAGGCTCTGCCCCCGCAGGGGGGCTTGCCTTTTCCGTGGCACCGCCGGTCAGCGCACAGGCGGCAGCATTGGCGCTGACCTCCCGCAATGCCCGGCTCAGGTCAGACTTGATGCTGTGGATCTCTGCCGCATCCGGGGCGGCCTTGAGTTCTTCATGGCGCAGGCAAAAAGTAATCAGGCTCAGCTTTACAGCGCTCTGCTCCAAACGCTCCAGTGCAGAAACAGGGATAGCACCCATAGTTTTCTCAGTCATCGTTTTCAGTCCTTTCTTCTTCTTTCCTGCAAGCCTGAACGGCATTGCAGGGTTCATCACAAGCTTTGCAGCACTTATCGCAGTTCGGGTGTGCCGCCTTGCAGTAGTCACAATCCGACCACTTCTTTTCATCGGAGCCGTACTCCCGGAAAATCTTGTGGGTGCCGTCCCGCAATGCCTGCTCATCGTCGCTGATCTCATACCCCAGCGCCGTCAGCATTTCATAGGTGGCATCCAGTGTCGGATTTTCCCGATAAGAGTACACATATTTCTGGCGCTCAACATTCCAGTCCTTACTCCAGTAACCGCAATAGCTGCTGTCCATCGAAGAATAGGCAAGCGCCAGCAGCACCTTTTCCGGCATCGTGCCGTAGACCCCATCTTCATCCAGAATTTTGTACCAGTCCTTGCCGGAACTGTCCACAAATTCCTGCGACAGCTCCACACCGAGGATGTTTCCAATCAGCGTCAGGTCTAAATCAAAATTATCGTCTGCGGCACAGGCCATGTAGCGGGCAATGGCCGGGAATCCCTTTTTGCAATCGGTAGGAGCCAGTTCCACCACGAATTCACGGCGGAGGTTGAACATAAGTTCCGTGATGTTATGGAAACTTTCCCCAATCATGCGCTCTTCCTCGCGGGCTGCATCCCGCTTTGCCTTTTCGGCATCCTCTGCGGCCACATCACGGGTCTTGTACAAATCAATCTGCCCACTACTCACCTTGTAGAAATACTGGACATGATCTGCATCTTCCGGCACAACAACATCTTTGGTGATGTTCCACTTGCTGTACCCGGTAACGTGTTCGTGGGTCTGATAAGTAGCATTCGGGTCTTCGATTGCAAATTTCTTGAGGTCTGCAATCCATTCAGCCTTGCGGTGTTCCCACTTCTGATTTTCCAGAACTTCCTGCATCACCCGGCGGAAGTTCTGAGTGCCAAGAGCTTCCAGCGCCTTATTTTTGTCCTCAACACTCTCAATCTTATCCAGCTCTGCGTAGTCCGAAAGAGTGGCTCCGCGAAGTTCTGCCCGGCGGAACGCATCCCGGTCAAGAGAAAGAAGCTTCACCCTGCGGCGGATGGTGGACTGGGAGAAGCCAGACTTGGATGCCACCTGCTCTACCGTGTCGCCCAGATCCAGCATCAGCTGGAAGCCCTGCGCCTGCTCATAGGTAGTCAGGTCACTACGCTGCATGTTCTCAATCATCATGGTTTGCAGCTGTTCCCTTTCGTCCATTTCCACGACCACGCAGGGCACTTCAAACAATCCTGCCTGTTGTGCGGCCGCGGCCCGGCGGTGGCCGATGATGATGGTGTAGTCCTCGCTGGACCACACAGCCTTGGGTGTCCATGCTGCCGCTGCTGCTGCGGCATCCCCGCCCTCGTCAACGCACTTCGCAATGTACTCCCGGCTGTTGAGGTAGTGGCCGGGGATAACGGTCAGGTTCTGGAAGATGCCGTTCTCTTTGATGCTGGCGGCAAGTTCCGTCAAATCCCCCAGTTCCTTGCGGGGGTTGTCAGGGTGCGGATGCAGTCTCCTGCACGCAATGTTCGTGATCTCTGCCATGATTTATTTTCCTCCATGGTTTCAGAAAAATGTGAGTTGCCCGGTCTTGGTCTCACACAACGGCGGTGCAGCATCATCCTTTTTAGGTTCCGGCTCTGCCTGCTCGGTCTGGCGGCAGACAGGCTTCATCAGAAGCTCTATCTGCGCCCACTTGCGGCGCAGATACCAAATATCCGTAGAAAAGAACGGTGTGTACCAAATCCTGCTTTGCGGCCCTGCCGGGAGCAGCCCACGGCGATCATACGCGGTGCTTGGTTCTGTAATGGTGTTCCCGATGACTACATATCCAGCACAGCCTAAAAAACTGAGCTGGATGTAGCACATCAGCCCTGCGATCAGGTCAATATCCTGCGCCACAAAAAGCACCTTGTCGTGGTAGCAGATATTTTTTCTCCTGCACAGGTTGGCAAAAGCAATCAGCAGTGCGCCCGCACCGCAGGCCGGGTCCGAAACTGAGAAAAATCCGGCATTCTCTGCCGCCGGATTGCTTCCCTCGGAGATTTCCACCATGCACCTGCAAACATCGTAGGGGGTAAAAAATTGCCCGGAAGCATCGTTGCCCAGCTCACAGAGCATGTACAGCTCTCCCAAAAAATCTTGGTCGGGATTCTGCTCCATTCCCATGATGACCTCGGCCAGCAGTTCAGCAAATTTATTTTGCTCGGCATCGCTGTACTTTGAAACGATGGTCTGATAGGTCTTGGTGCGCTCTGGAGAATTTTGCTTGTCGGTGGCATTGGAAATCTCAATGGCGGTCACCATCACGAAGTCCTGCCAGACCTGCCACCGATTGAACCGGCCGCACAGGCTGTTGAAGATTTTCAGGAATGCTTTTTGGTGGTCGTCCCGGACGTTTCGCACTGCCGTTGTCTTTGCCATTGGTTATTCCTCCGTGTCGTCCTCAGCGGAGTCCTCGGACGGTTCATCGTCGGGGTCGTCCTGCGGGGCATCCTGCTTGGTATCCTGCTGAGAGTCCCGCTGAGAATTGGAATCCGGCACATCAGGCACCGGCACGCCGAAGTTGCGGAGTTTGCCGTTCTCCATCAGGTCACGGAAGAAGAACTGCTGCCAGAAAGAGATCATCTTCAGCAGGATGTTCTCAATCTTGGTGCGGAGAACCTTGTCAATGCTGAACGTACCCTTGACCTTGGTCTTCAGCTCGCTGTTCTCAAAGTACCAGCACATGGAAGAGTCCTGACTGCAATAGCCGGTTTCCTCCACATTGCCCAGCATGTCCATCTGGGTAGCAATATCATTGATGGGGGTGATCACCATCGTGATGGGATAGCGGTCCTTGAAGACGCGGAACGTGAAATTGTGCTCATCGCACAGGCCCTGCAGCTTTTTCTTCTGGGCCTCGTAGTTGGAAATTTCGCTCATGGTATGTACTCCTTTCAGCAATCAGATGAAATTTTGTAATCGTTGTTATGGTTTTCAATGGCAGTCAGGCCGACGGCGTATGCCGCCCAAATGTCCGCCTTGAAACCGTAGAAAAAATCCGGGTTCTTGCTGGTGCCTTTTCCGTTTTTCAAATCGTGGGTTGCGAAACGGTCAATCAGCGCCCGCCGGATGGCCGGGTCATTTGCCCGGCTGTCATGGCAGATGTGCCGTTTTTCTTCGATGCGGCAGAGAAGCCGCGGCTTCTGCGCCATCTGGATGGACAGTGCTTCATAGAAACGCCCAATCCAGAGGACGGTATCAAACACTTCCCTGCCCACGGCCATGCCGTAGGAAGCCACCATTTCAATGACCGCCCACTGCCAGCCCTGTTCATTGGCGAAAACCAGCTTGTTGCGCAATTCTTCGTTATCGACCTTGCCGAACTCCAGCGGCCTCAATGTGTTGCAGTCGATAACGCAGTAGGCGCTCTGCCTGTTGCCCGGATCAATGGCAATAATCGGGCATTTTTCACTCATAAATACGACCTCCCAAATTCCTGAATAAACCTGGCTTCCGGCCAGCCGTAGTGTTCCATAGCCTTTTTCTGCGCCCAGCGCTTCAGCCGGAGATCAGCATCACGGTTGTTGTGGATGGCGGTCGGGCCGTTCTGATGGCACCACGGGCAAAGCGTCACCCACAGGCCCAGACGCTTGCTCTTTGCCCGGTAGGCACTCCCGAAGTACACCTCATGCCGTGCTGTACCATACCGCCCGCAGATCAGGCAGACCGGCTTATCATGCAGGATGCTGGGCGCATAACCGTTGGAATCCAGCTTTTCGCCGTACTCATTCAGCGGCATCCGTCTCACCTCCCGTCACAATCCAGACCTTGTGAGAACCCCAGCCAGACCACGCAATCGCTTCCGCATGGGTGCCTACGGCCACATCTAAGGCATTTTCCTTGATGAGCGAGCCGGTATCCTGTACCACTCTCATCCCTACGCCCTCAATCAGAATGACCGTGCCATAGGGAAAGATGCTGGTGTCTGCGGCCACCGTCACGCCCGGCTGAACCTTTGCGCCGCTGGAAGTGATGCCCTGCCCCTCCCCGCAGATATGCGGGTATTCCTCGGAGCAGTAGGCTGTGCAGTGAAACTCCCCTGCGTATGTAAGGGCAATGCTCTGATCTGCGGCAATGGTGTCCGTAAGCTGCTCAACCTCGGTCTGCAACTGCTCAATGGTTTCCTTGCGCTCCACGGCCTTGTTCATCCAGTTTTCTTCCCGGCTGGCGTAAATGTCCCTCTCCATGGTGAGTTCATCCACCCGGCGGGCATAGACCGCGCTGGCAAGAGCGCTGCCGGTAAAAAGGCTGACTGCACAGGCCAGCGACACGATAGAACGAAACTGCATTTCAACCTCCAATCTGAGCCTTTGCCCCGCCGGGCAGTGCCGGGGGCATCCGATCTGCATCCTTGGCAGCATCCACTGCCTTGACGAAACCGGGCTTGACGTACTGCAAGAGATCCGCATTGGAGCGGTCAAGAGCATCCACCAGCCCCGCCGGGGAGCCAGCCCATTCCCGCACGGCGGCAGGCAAGGCACCGAAGATGCTCCTGTTCTCTGCCCGGAAGTCCTCTGCGGTCAGCTTCCCGGTGGCCGTCACCAGCCCGCCATGGGTGGCATAGTACTGGTTGCGCTCAATCTTCCGGGCTGCAACGATGGCCTGCGTCCACAAATCATTTACCGAGGGAAGCGCGGCACTCTGCAACTTGCGGATTTCCGCACACCAGTCCACAAGGAGCTGGTTCTGATAGCGGCAGACCGTCAGCGCTTTTACAAGAGCCGCCGAAACCACATCGTCCGGAATTTCTTTCAGTGCAGCGGCGTAGACTTCCGCTCGTGCTGTACGCTCATCGGTCGAGAGTTCCTTCCCGAAATACCGCTCAATGCGCAGCATTGAGCTTTTCAAACATTCAACTGTCATTTGAGCCTCCAAAAATAAAATCGTAGTCCTCGGCGGCGGACCGCTTCGGCTGCTGGTCTGCTGCTGGTTTGCGCCGCTGGCCACGCGCCTGTACATCGCCAAGGGTTTTCACGCCCTCGTTTTTCCAAGCCTTCAAGATTCCATTGACGTAATTCCATCTGCGAACCCCTGACAAGGCAGCTTTTTTGATTGCCAGCAGGATGAGGTCATCCGTGAATACCTGCCGCCATTGGAGCAGGGATTCTTTCGCCGCCGGAGGAAAGCTACCGATGTTGTCCTCGAAAGACCGGATAATCTCGGCCAATCCGGGGTCGGCAGCAGGGAAACCGCCGCTGCCGTTATCTCTTACTCTGTTCTCTATCTCTTTATCTTTCTCTTTATCTATCTCTTTCTCTATGGGGAGATTTTCCCCAGTGGTGTCCCTACCACTTTCCCCAATAGAAAGAGGAGAATTTGCGGCTTGTAGTGTCTGCCTGCGTTTCTTGGCCGCCCAGTCAGTTTCGCTGCCTATCATTTCCGAATAATCGGAAATCGACAGCGTTCCGTCTGGGTTTTCAAATACAAGGCCGATTTGCTTGTATACCTCAAGAGCCACACGGACGGTTGCCAGAGAAAACCATTTACACTCTCTCTGAATCTTTTCGACATCGTAGGGAATGAGCATCTCTCCAATTTTTGAAACCAGACAGCCGCCCGTGTTTATGGTCTTGAGACAGAGCATCTGATAGAGAACAACATAGTTGGCACCATCTGGTTGGCTCATCAGGTAGTCGATTGCGTCCGAGGACATGAAACTATCTTTGAGTTTTATCCAGTAGTACCGCTTACCAGTTGCCATCAACGAACCCCCTTAGAACGGCAGATCATCGGCATCGTCCAGAACTGAGAAATCATCATCACTGCCCTGAGAAAAGCTCTGGCTGACCTGAACATTGCCGAGATGATCGGCCGCTCCCTGCCACTGCTGGCGCTGGCTCTGGGTGGCAAACCCCATCTGCTGGGGCTGCGGCTGCTGGTTCCGATAGGTGGCCGGTGGTGGGTTCGTCCCGCCATCATCCACGGCCCCCTGCTGGTTGTCCTGCTTCGGCCCTGCAAAATAGATGTTGTCCACCACGAACTCAATCGCTGTGCGGTTGTTTCCGTTCTTATCCTCATACTGCCGCGTCTGGCAGCGGGAATGAACCACAGCCGCGCTCCCCTTGTGGAAATACCTGTTGACGAACTCCGCCGTCTTGCCCCATGCGGTAAAAGTGAGCCAGTCCGTGGGGCGGTGGCCGTTGGCATCCACCATATCCCGGTCAACCGCCATGCGAAAACTTGCCACCTGCTTTCCCGTCTGGGTGGTCCGCAGCTCAGGATCAGCTGCAAGCCGCCCCTGAAAATCACAGCTGTTCAGCATGAGAAATCACCTTCTGCACTTTCTCAGGTGCCACAGGTACGGCATCGGCTTTCAGAGGGAATATATCCGAATGCAGCATCTTCATGAGCTCATCAGCGAACATGCCTGCTTCAATTGCGCCGTCTTTCCTGCACTTGGAATAAATCATGTGCAGTTCCAGCCGGAGCTGGAAAAGTTCATTGTATTCCTCAAAGGGAATCGTAATCATTTCCATAGAAATGTCCTTTCCGGTCATTTCGACCATTCTTCTTTGTACCGAGCCAGCTGTTCCGGGGTATCCGTCTGGATGCCCAGTTCCTTGGCTTCTTCGATTGCGCCGTCCACAAGACGGGCAAATTCCTTTGAATCCATCTTGTGGCTTTCCTTGTAGACAAAATAGCAGGAGTAGTCTTTTCCGTTTTCCTGCCGGGTTTCATAGAGCCGGACATAAGGGTAAAAGTCGCTGGGATCTACGGTCGGCGGGAGTTTCAGGCCAACAGGCTTGCCGTCCTTGTCGCGGGCAAGCGCTCCATACGAAACCACGAGCCGCCGCTTCACGGCATCCTCGCTCTCGCCGGTCTCCGCAGAAATCTTGTTGCACAGAACGTGGAAATACGCATTTGCCGACAGGCTGCGCTTTTCCCTGTGCTTTTTGATTTCCACATCCAGAACCGGCTCCTGATGGAGCTTGTCCCAGATTTCCCGGAAGTCGCCGTTGATTTCCAGCGTGACCCGCTGTTTCCCGCCGAGGGTAAAAGCCATGTCTACCAGCCGCCCGGTCATGTGACATCCTCCTTGTCCTGATGGCAGTGCATATAGATATAGGCGCTGTTCGGCCCCATGTTGGCGTATAACCAATCATTGATCTTGGCAAGGCTCATGTGGTTGTGCAGCACTCCCAGCTCGTAAATGTACTCACCGTTCAGCTTTTTCTCAGCAATTTTGGCTTGGATTTCTGCGTCATCGTAGTTGTCTTCCACCATGTACAGGTCATAGTTTGGAGCCGTGATGCCGTTCAAATTGTTCATGTCTGTGCAGTAAAACAGCTTTCCTGACTGGAGCCAGACTTTCCACCCGCAGTTCGGAACATTGTGCTTGACCATATCGGGCCTGACATTGCAGATGCCGTATCCGTACATGCGCCCCGGCTCCAGAACATCAATCTGCGAGACCGGCACCCCTGCATCCACCAGCGGCTTGCACAGCCATGCACAGCACGCAAAGCGGAGTGTGGGGCGTTTTTCCGCTAAAAGCCGGAGCGTTGTCGGCTGGAAGTGGTCACCATGAATGTGAGTGAGCAGAACCAACTTCAACGCCCGGTATACTTTCGACAGCGCCTTGAACGAAACGCCGCAGTCAATCAGGATTTTTTGGTCAATCACCACCGCATTGCCTTTACTGCCAGTTGCGATGATGTTGTAGTCGATCATAACGAGCTGAGGTCAACCACCGGCTCTGCGGTCGTGGGTTCGCTCTGAGCAATGTCCACATGGGGCAATGCCTGCCCATCGCCCACCTCAGGCTTCCCGGTATGCAGTTCCGGCTGTTCGGATGCATCGGGCATCGGTTCCGGCTCAGTGACAATCTCGTTGTTGTCGGCCACCGTTGCCACGGCATTGTCGCTCTCCATGGCTTTCGTCATTTCGATGCTCATAACACCCCAGCGGGAAATAAGCTGACGAAGCAGGGTCTTCTTTGCCATGTCATCAAAGTTTTTGTACCAGAACGAGGAGTACTTCCACATCTCGCTCTCCGGGACTTTGCCTGCCATCAGGTCTTCATAGCTCTTGCGACTGAAAGCCTTGGAATAAGTATCAGCGTGAGTCATCATCTTCTCTTTCGACCAATACAGCGCCTTGCGGAAGCCGTTGAGGTACTCGAAGTAGGCCATATAGCCTACCGTGGGCAGTGCATCCCGCTGATCGTCGTCCTCAATGAACTGGAACTTGGCCTTGCCGGTCGTGGAGTCTTTGCCGAGGTACTCACCCTCTTTGATCTCCATCACGTCAAGTTCCCTGTACTGGCCGCTGCGCAGGGCCAGCTGGAGATAGCCCTTATAGCCCAATACAAAGGTAGCCGTGACGCTCTCCGGGCGAATCATCCTGCCGCTGCGGTCATACTTGGCTTTCTGCTTGAAAGGCACGAGGTAGTACTGCCCCAGCTGAGGGGACGGGCTGAGGTTCAGGCTTTCGCCCAGCAGGGCACCGGCAAGAATCGTGCCGGCATCGCATTCCTGCAGGGCGGGGTTGATGGCCACCGCCGAGGTGATGCTGGCCGTAAAGCGGCTGGCGCGGGCAGGGTTGCGCAGAGTGTTGGAGATCAATGACTGGTAGCCCTTGGTGGTGATTGCCACGGAGAACTTGGGTTTCTGCTGTACCTGCATCTGATTATAAGTTGCCATATTCAATACCTTCCTTTTCCAGATAATTCTTCAAACCGATCAGCTGCGCCTTGGTGCCTTTTGCATAGAAGCGGGTCATCAGAATAGGCTCAGCCGCCGGGGTAGGCTGAAGTTCAGGCTGGGGTTCCGGCTGAGTGCCGGCTTCCGGCAATTCGGACGGCTCCTGCACCGGGGCGGG